CGATGGCTTGAAATAGCTACCGACACTCATGCGCGCATCCTCAGGATCAAGGCGACCAGACCGTCGCCACTCGGCTCCAGTTGCAGCAGGTCGTACTCGCCACCGCCGTCCAATGCCGGCAGATCGATGGTGACCAACAGGCCCTGCTCCAGCCCATGCGAATCGCTGACGCGAATCTCGAATCGAGGCTCACGCAGCCCGGTGTTGAGCTTGCCGAACTTCGGCTGCAACCAGGGCGCCGCGAACATGCCAAGAACCGGCTCCTCGCGGCCCTCGATTCGGGCGGTGTCGCCCAACGTTTCGAACACCACCGCGTCAACCTCGGCGATCAGATCGCGAAAGCCCACGGTCAGAGTTCCAGGAGGATCTGTGCACGCGGTCGAGTACACAGGTGCAACGGGTTGGACTGCGCTTCACCGGCCATGCCTTTGTTGAACGGCAGCGGCTCGATCATGCTGTAGTACGGAATGCCCTGGGTGTTGACCGTCTCCATGTAGTCGGCCGGCGCAAACACCGAGATGTACAGATCCGGCACACCCTCAGGGACCAGCAACGCCTTGTCGTCGTGGACGAACGAGACACCGGCCACCTTGCCCCGGTAGCGCTCCCAGACAATGCCGCCGAACTCGAAGCTCTCCCGGGCATCTCCGCGCAACGCTGCCGCCTGCTGGCTGTTGAGGTAGGTTTCCTTGACCGCCTTGTGAACGATCAACTTGTTCCAGAAGGTCTTACCGCAGAAGGCGCGAGAGCCGGTACTGGTCACGCTGCCCAGCGCGTCTTCCTGCATATCCAGTGCTTCGCCGCACTTAACCCGCAGCTCGGTGCTTGGGTCCGCCAAGCCCATGGACAGCTTCTGACGCTGCACACCGAAGCGATCATAAAGGTCCAGCAAGACGGTCGAGCCATCGGCATCGAGGATCAGGCCGTTGAGGGCACCCATGCGCTGGAACTCGTGCGTCGCGTCCAGCTGACGACGCGCTTTGGCCAGGCGGGCATTGACCACGTCTTGCACCGCCTGCAACTCGGTGCGAGTTCCGAAGGCGCGAATGCCCTGGATCTCGTCGGCCTTGATGGTGAAACGCTCCGGCAGGTGCACGGTGTTGAACGGGATCAGGTTGCGCTTGCTGGCCGCTACCACCAGGCCAGAACTCCCTCGCTCACCTGCAGGGACCAGCGCCAGGGTGTCGCCGTCCTTTTCAATCTGCACGGTCAGGGTCGTGACCCCTTCCTCGCGAAACAGACCCAGCGCACTGATGCGGCCCGGCAGGTACGGTTGCTCATTGAGTGCAGCGGTGAGCGCGGTAACGGTGAACGCTTCGTCGTCAAAAATGGCGATATCGGCCATGGGTACTCTCCAAAAATGAAAAACCCCGCTCAAGGCGGGGTGCATAAAGTTGGCTGATCGGCTTATCGGACGATCAGGAAATGGGCGGCCAAGTCTTTTTCAGCGTTAGCATCGAGTCCGGTCAGGTGCGCTTCGCTGACTTCAGCCAGCCGCACGACGGCGCGACCACGGCGCACCACATCCGACTCACCCAGCGGACCGAAGAGAATCGCCACCGCCGTCTCGCTGCCATCTTCGGCAGCCGGAGCGTACGGTGCGAATTCGCTGGTGGCCGTGATCAGGCCGAGGAGCTGGCCCGGGTACAGTGCCGGCCCGGCAGCGACGTTGATGGACTCACGCGAAATGTTCCCTGCCCCTTCGGACAGTAGAAATTCCCCGGCATGGATCGGTTCTTTTTTGATGGTCATGGTCTTGTTCCTTTCGCGCCGTGCGCAGTGCCAGAGTGAGCCGCTTGTCGAGCGGCCCAGATCGAGGTGGGATCAGTTTGTTTGGCCAGCACCTTCGGCGCCGGGTCGTTGTCCAGCGGCAAGCTGTTGTCGATTTCGAAGCCTTTGCCGCTGGTGACAATCTTGTCGAACAGACGCGCCCGCACTGCCGCTGCGTCCAATCCAGCCGCGACGTACTTGGCACTGAACTCCGGCAAACGGGCCGCCACGCAAAGATCGTTCACCGTCTTGGCACGGGCCAGGCCAGCCAGGACGATCTCTTCGCTTTCGAGCTTGGTCGAACTGAGCAGCGGTTCGACCAGGTTGCTGATCCCCGCCTCGGTGCAACGCTGAGTGATCATCAGAGCCAACTTGGTCGAGTCGACCACCGGCGGTTCCAGCGGTGGTTTCTCAACCTCCGGTTCCGGGTCCGCTTCGGGTGGCTCGTCGAGCTGGGCCAGCAGCTCAGCCGGTGCATGCTGGTAACGCTGCAACACGCCACCCTGACCGAGACAGGCCTTAACCTTGATCCCATCGCCGATTTCATCGGCAAGGCCCAGGTCCAGGGCCTCATTCGCAGTGAGCCAAGTTTCAGCAGCGACCAGCCGCCGCAATTCAACCTCATCAATGTTCGGCGCCTTCGCTTTGTAGGCCGCGATGATGGCTTCCATCGTCTGGTCGAGGACGTCGGCCACCTTGCGGAAGTCTTCGGCATCGCCGGCCGCGTAGGTCCAGGGGTTATGGATCATCAATATCGCGCTTTCGGCGATGACGACTTTGTGTGCGCCGCACACCGCCACGCTGGCCGCACTGGCGGCCAAGGCATCAATCCGCCCGGTACACCGCGCCCCCAAGCGCCTCAAAGCGTTGTGCATAGCCAAGCCGTCGAATAGATCACCGCCGACGCTGTTAAACGCTGCGACTACTTCCGAGACGCCGTCGTCCATGGCGCGCAGATCCTGCACGAACTGATTGGCGGTCACACCCCAGGCACCGATTTCGCCGTAGACGAAGACCTCAATCACCCGCTCAGTGGCTTCGCCGCTGGCATGCACGGCGTACCAGGTCTTGTCTTTGACCTGCACCCCCTGACCAGCGCGGTTGTAAATGCGCGGTCGCGCGTTCTTGCTCATGGTTGCTCCTTGTCGTCGACGGGGACGAAAGTTTCGAGAGTGGTGTAGTTGAGGCCCAGACGCGTGGCCCGGGCCAGATCGGCGGCGTTTTCCGCGTCGACCGTTTCGGCGTCGTAGCCGGTGCGCAGGACCATCTCGCTACGCGAGGCAAAGCCCGCTTGGACTTCCATCCGCCGCGCCTGTACGTCCTGCACAGGCTGGATGTAGGCCCAACCTTGCGGCACCCAACGAGTGCGCAGGTATTCACGTCGACGCTGTGCGTAATCCTTCAGCACCAGGACACCAGCCAAGACGGCCATGTCCATCCAGGCCGCCCGCACCGGGCGGCAAAGTTGGTGCACGTAGACACCGAACTGCAGTTGTTCCAGCCGGCGCCGAAACTCGTTGAGCACTACACGCAGCGCCCGGTCATTGACCTCGCGCATGTCCCCGGTGAGGATCTCGTACGGTGTCCCGGTACCGGCAGCGGCAGCCATCAGCTGCTGCCGCATGAAGTCCGGGTAGTTGTTGCCCGCGTCGGGCGGTTTGGAGAACTCGACCTCTTCACCTGGCCCCAGCTCCTGCATGGTGCCGGGCTCCAGAGCGACCATCGGGGTGAAGCCGTCGCGATCCAAACTCAGCGGTTGGCCGGTGACTGGATCCCTTGGCATGGGGCCTGAGTCCGGTGCAGGTCGACTAATGAAGCCGGCAAACAGGTTGGCCACCTCTTGGCGAAACAGCACCGCGTCGTCGTAGTTGTCGAGACTGCGCAGGCGCTTCAGCACCGGTGACAATCGCGGTACGCCACGCAACTGGCCAGGCTCGACCGGTTCAAAGATGTGCAGCACCTGGGCGGCCGGTACTCGCACCAACTGGTTATAACCCGCGTTCAGCGACGAGGCATCGCGCGGATGCGACAGGTACATCCAATACGCCACCCGCTTGCCATCTGGCGTGAACTCGATCCCTGCGCGGATGATGTTGCCAGTTTTGGTGGTTTCAAATTTGTCGTGCGGCACGAACTCCGGTGCCAGTATCTGCAGCTGTAACGGTACCGCGAGACCTTCGTCCAGGCCCCGCGGCCGCAACCGGATGAAACACTCGCCCGAGGTCTCGACCGTGCGAGCTGCCAGCGCTTGCTGGCCGTAGAAGTCGGTACGCTCATCGGCGTCCGACTCATCGACCCAGTCTTCCCAGAGTTCCTGCAGCAGCTTGCGCAGTGCTTCGTCGTCGGTTTTCGGCCTCGGCGTGATGCCGGTACCGATCAAATTACTGACGCGTTTGTCGATCACGTTGAAGGCATACGGGTCATTGCGAACCGCTGCCCGGGAACGCGAACGCAAGTTACGCAGTGCTGGAGTGTTGATGCTGTTGACCCCGTTGTCGGGAGCATCCCAGCCAGTGGATCGACGGCCCTCTCCGGCGCCTTCGTAACTGGCCTTGATGTTCGACGGCAACACGAATCCGTTGCGGGTCAGCGTCGGATAGTGGCGGGCCATTAGACTCCTTTGCCTCCGTGGTACAGCCTGACT